GCTTGCCGGTACAACTGACAAGTTCCCCGGGGATGTCTTGCCGCCCTTGCTCAGCGGTGTCTTGTGGTGCACGTCTTGCCCGTCTCCTTTCTGTACTTTGCCTGCGGCCATCATCTGGCGCCGCGCCTTGTTCCTTTCAGCGCGGGCCTTCTTGGCTTTCTCTGTCTGGTCGTAGGCGGGATAGGTATCGCGGTCACTCATGTCCTTGTACGGCATACAGCCTCCTAACGGTCAGGATGAAACACACAACTCTTCACCGGGCACCATCCGCACAGCGGGCTCTGCGTCGGGTTCCACACGTTGTTGGCGTGGGCGGCTTCGAGCTTCGCCACCCTCTCCCGGTACTTCCACCACGCGCTCTCGGCCTCTTCACGCCCCATGCGGTGCTTGAACATGCTGCCCTTGACGATGAACAGCAGGGCGGAGGACACGCGCCGGATATGCGGGAAGTGCGCGAAGACCATCAGCGACATCAGCACGAGCTGATCCTTGTCCGGGTACTTGTCGTTGCCTGTTTTCCAGTCCACGACCCGTGCGGTCAAGTTGTCGTCGTTGACGATCAACAGGTCCGCGATGCCCCGGACCCAGCGGTCCTTGGCGTCGAACGCGCAGGGCCTGAGGTCCGCCGTGATGCCCATCTCATGCTCGAACAGCTTGCGCCCGGGGTGCGCCAACACCGCATCCACGACAGGCTGGAACCCCACCAGTGCCGGGGGCAATGGCGTGCTGTCCTTGCCGTACAGCTCGATGGCTTTGTGCACATCCTTGCCGTAGATGGTTTGTTTGGTGTCCTTGAACGGGAACTTCTTGAGCACCTTGACTTCGTGGTAGCGCCGAGCGCAGCCCTCGAAATCCTTGAGCCCGCTGTGCGACCATGTGATGGGAGTTGTCATCAGAACTTAGCCGAGAGGATGGCTTTGTTGAGCAGGCCGGAGAACTTGGTCACGAACGCTTCGTCGTTGTGCAGCGGACTGCCCATCTCGTGAAGAATGGCATGCGTCAGCTCATGCCAGAACGTGTCGGAAAGCTCCTCGCGCTTGAACGCGCGGCCCGTGTAGTTGCTGTGCGTGACGACGTCGATGTACTTGGCGTCGTAGTTGACCTCACCAACCGTGAAGCGCTTCCGCGGTTTGGCGCGCTGGTTGATGATGTACAGCTTCTTGCCGACTTTGATCTGCTTTGGTATTTCCATACAGTGCTTTCTCCTTTTCGTCCATCAACTTAAGCACATGCTGAAGCATGCGCGCTTCTGCCCCGAGTTCGATCGACACGTCTCGGGCTTCTGTGTACCTGCGCGCTAGGCACAGGTCGTGTGTGCGCTTGAGCATCTGCTCCATGCGGATCATGGGCGCAGCGTAGTCAATGATGTCAGTCTTTTGCAAGTCCATAGCGTTTGTGCATGCCTCCGCTTGCCGATAGCGGAATCCCCGGCAAGTACGTAGGCTCAATGACCATCTGAGCCAAGACCCATTTCTTGGCTTCTTCCGCTTCGCTCTCCGGCGCAATCGCGATGGCCTCGTCATGCACCGTACCCGCCACAGGGTAGCGTTTGTCGATACGGAGCATGCCGTCGGTCATCACAATCCGCGCGGTGCCTTGGACGACGTTGTTGGTGATCTTCCCGGCGTACAGCTTCGACCGCTTCTTGCCGTCTGCGTACGTCCACTGGATGCGCCGCCCGTCGCCTTCGGGCTTGAGGTCAGGATAACGCAAGCTCATGCCGTTTGGCAAGACGATCTCCTCCTTGCGGAAGGTCAGGCACTTGTGGCGGTACTCGTTACCCTTGAACAGGCTGTAGCTGATGAGGTTCTGGAAGAGTTCCCACAGACGCACGACGGGCTGCGCCGTGGCGCGGTACCGGGTGATGATGGCCTGGGCGGCGAGGCAGTGGATGAGCAGCTCCTGCGCCGTGCAGGAGTGAGGGATGGCCTCCATCGTCTTGACGAGGTGTTCGGTGCCGATGAAGATGTCGACGTCTCGTGACGTCACGCCGAGCTGCCGCGCCTCGGCCTTCGTGTAGCGCTTGGGCGGCGCCCCGAGGAACCCGGTGAGGAGCTGCGCAGCGAAGCTCGCCCAGCCAAGCTGATACCCGCACCCCAGCAGCGCCGACTTGGCGCTCTGCCGCTCCACCGGATGGGAGTCCTTGGTCATCCCGGGGATGTTGAACATGCCCGAGCCGAACGTGGCGTAGGGGTCGCCGCCACCCTTGAAGATGTCGAGCAGCGTGCCGTAGTCCGACAGCCACGCCAGCACGCGCGGCTCGATCTGGGACAGGTCACCCACCACCAGCACATGCCCCTCGGGGGCGGTGATGGCCTTGCGCAGGAAGCTCCCGCGCTTGAGGTTCTGGAGGTTGATCTGACTGCCCTTGCTGGCCGTGTACCGGCCCGTGGCGGCGCCGTAGTAGTTGACCGGGAAGGGCAGCGGCCCGCGCCGCGAGATGTCGAGGAACCGCTGCGCACGGGTGCGCTGGAGCGTGGACTTGACCATCAGCCGCGCCTCGCACAGCAGGGCGACGGCCTCGTTGTCGGAGTTCATCATCGCCTGGAACAGCGCGTCGTTCTTGGCGAACGCGAACGTCTTCTCCCCCGTGGTCTTGCTGACCTTCGTCGGCGGCTCGACGCCCATGCCCTCCAGCACGGCGGCGAACTTGTCGTTGGACGCCAGCGCCGTCTCCTCCACGCCCAGGCGTGTGAGCAGCTCCTCCCGTGCTTGGCGCTCTTCCTCGATGGCGGGCTCCAGCATCGCCCCGTCCAGCACCAGCAGCGGGCGCGTGTACATGCGCAGGGTCAGGTCGATCAGGCGCAGCTCCTTGGACGGGTACCCGGGCAGCATGCGCAGGAAGATCTGCTCGCACAGCCATGTGTCGTGCTTGCAGTAGTCGGCCAGCGTCTGCTCGACGTCGAAGGGCAGCTCATCGAGGATGTTCTCCGACGGGCTCAGGCCGTCACCCTTGGGCGGCAGACCGTAGCGCTCGGCCAGCACCTTCAGGCTGTTGCCCACCTCGACGCCGTGCAGGGCGCGGCCCATGCTGAGCGTGTCGAACATGAAGCACGGCTGCACGCCGTAGTGCCATGACAGGATGCTGCCGTCGAACTGGGTGTTCTGGCAGACGAGCGCGGTGCGCGTCCAGTCGATGCTGTTCGCCCAGTCTTGGACGCCGTTGCGGCGGACCCAGACAGAGCCATTGCGAACCTTCTGTCCCTCTTGCCAGATCTCGGGCTCATTGAGGTTGACGTCTTTCCAAGATAACCCCCACGCCTTGAAGCGCGGGTCGCGCAGGTACTCCTCGTTGGTCTGGCACGAGAACCCGAGCTTGACCTCGCGTCCCCAGGACGTCTCGAAGTCCACAGCCAGTATGCGGTCGAATGGCGGCTTGCTCAATGTACTTCTCCGTTTTGCGTTGCGGTGGCGGCCTCTTGCTGGAACGAGTCCAGAAAGGAGTCGTGCGCCGTACGCAGCAGCACGAGCACGTCCAGATGTGTGGCGTTGACGCCGTGGACGCGCAGCGTCTCTTCGTTCTCTGTCCAGACAAAAACCCCGTGACTACGGGGAGAAGTGAAGCAGGTGAGTACCGCGCTGAACACGCGCAGAAACTCGACGCGGGTGTCTGCGTCTAGGCTATCAGCCTTCACCAGCAGTTGCTTTGTGTTATTGAGTAGGGTTTCAGTATCCATGCTTGATGCTCCTGAGCGTGCCGATGAGTAAGTTGATCGTGTCTTCGCGCACGACTAGCGTTGTGCCCCCTGCTGCGGCTATGGCCGCTAGTTCTTTGTCCTGTAAGGGCGTGGTCTTGTTGAACCCGGCCTTGCACTCGATGGCGACGAACCTGCCGTTGAGGCAGGCGATGATGTCCGGGACGCCTGAGCGTCCGTAACCCCCCATGACGGGGAAGAAGTAGTACGCGGAGTATGTCTTGAGCACCTCGACGCACATGTCCTTGACGATTTTCTCTGGTGTCTTTGCCATTAGGTTTCCTTGTTGGGTGGGGGAGGTAACGCACATTCCCAGCCTCCCCCGACTTCTGGGTAGGAAAGTCACTTAGGCTCTCTCGTCGCCAAACAAGAGCGGTTCGCCGTAAGTGCGGCGGCAGGTTCGCATGTGCGATGCATACTACTGCCCCCGTCAAGCCCAACCCCCGACCGCTACGGGATCGACGTATTCAGTAGGGGAGGTAACGCACATTCCCAGCCTCCCCTGATCTCTGGGTGATCGGATCACCACGGCTTTCTCGCTGGCAGACGAGAACGGTTCGCCGTAAGTACTGTACGCAGCGCTACATGTGCGATGTGTTGTCTGCCCACAGGTATCTGTCCCTGACCGTTACGGGACGGAGTAGCTTGATTGTATCAGCTTTGCGTGTGCTTTCGCGGTTCTAGTGATGCCGCGTCCCAGAAGTAGACGCGTGGTTTTGTGGCCTTTACGGGGTCTTCGAAGTGCAGGAACCCCTCGGCGTGGAAGGCGTTGAGGTAGGCGCGTATGGTGCCTAGCTGCATGCCGGTCAAGTCACTCAACTCCCGCGCCGTGCGCGGCTGCTTGATCACGAGCGCGATGAGATCGGCAACTCTTGGGGGTATTCTGGATGGGTAGACCATGTCACCACCTTGCGGCGTCAATGTTGGTTAGTTTGGTTTTTGAAAACCACCGTGCGACCTGTACGCGCTCCGCGTCGGTCTTGAAGGGCCACGCCCAGCGGGCGAGGGTAAGTCCTGAGGGGTGCATCATTCGCACCACAACAAGAGGACCAGTGTGCCAACGATGTTGGCGATGACGATGAGTTCGATCATGGGTTGTCCTTCGTTGGCGGACTCCAGATCCATACATCTGCGCCTGACTCGGTCTTGCCGCACTTCTTTATCAAGCCTTCGCTCACGAGCGCGTCGCGCCATCGGTAGATGGTAGTGCGGTCTGACCCTGTCAGTTCTGACAGCTCCGCTACTGTTCTCGGAGCCTTGACCAACAGCGCAAGCATGTCCGCCCAGTTACTTATCCAGTCGGTTTTGGTCACCTTCTCTCCTTTGGGGTTCGCCGTCCCAGCGCACGTTGCGCTCTTCCAAAATTGTTTCCAGCACATGCAGGAAATGGCGGTTGAGATCCACATAAATGTACCGCGTGGGGTTGTTGACGGCGTTGTCGTGAGTGAGGAGCGTATCGCCGGGGTCTATTTCTTCCACAAGCCGTTGTTGTGCCGAAAGCGCGGTGCGAACACGCTCCTCGACTGTTTGCTTTGACCAAAGTTTACCGGCGGGCCTGTCGGTATTTTCAGCTCTTGCCACCTTCTCTCCTTTGAATTTCTCTGTCAATATACCACCGGGCCTTCTTGAGATCCTCGATGGCGTCGTGTTTCAGGTCTGCACGCCAGATGTACTTGACGGCGTTGCCAAGACAAAAGCTCATGTGCTCGGTGATTTGGATGCACTCAACACCTGACGGGTGCTCGGTGTAGTGTTGAGGGTGATTGACTGGGTCGTGCATACGGGTATCCTCATTTCACAGGGAACGCCTTCGAGTTCCCACGGGCCTGTCCACACTTGCCGCTCATGCGGCGGGTCGGTGCGGCGGCGGCAGGCGTTGCACTCGGTGGCGCCGTAGCCGAGGCAGCGGGCGACGTCGGCGGGGAGGGTCATTGGTTCTTCTCCTTCCAGCCCACTTCCATATTTAGCCAACCGATGCCGATCCAAAACCCGTTCAGATCGTCTCTACCAAACGCGAGTGCGGGCCACACCAAGTAGTGTGGTTGGTTTCGCTCAAAGTACATCATGCGTTCTTCTCCTTCAGCTTGGCCTCAATGGCGCGGGCGAAAGCTAGATTCCACCCACCCTGCTGCCCAGGCGTCTCGATGCCCATGCGTCGAATCTCCTCCTCGCTCAACGAGCGCCACTCGCGGCGGGGTGGGCGGGTGTAGAGAACGCGCAGTTTGCGTCCGGTGCGAGCCTCATAGTCACCAGCTTCGGGCCACACATCGTGGCCTTTGCCAGACTTCATGGCTTGATCGAACGAGATTCGATCTGCAAACGCCACCGGCTCCTGCTCCTCCTGCGCCAGCGCTGCCTTGACTGCGGTGATGGCTGCGGCAATCTTCTGCACATCGGCATCCATCGCAGCGTGCCGCTCGGGCCTGTAACCAGCCATCGCAGCGTGGTACTGCGCCGCCTCGGCCTGCGCCGAGTCGTAGCCGATTTCAAGCGCCTCCAGTATTTGCGGCAACTTGCGACAGCAGTCGATCACCTCACACACGCCGTCCTCGGCGATGTCGCAGGGGGTTTGAGTTTGCTGCACCAGCGCGGCGCGAAGGGCGGTGATGGCGTCCATAGTCTGCAATCGCTGTTTTTCAGCGGAACCAACGTCGTAATGCGTTGCCTCCAACGCCTCCAGCGCCTGCTGGGCGGCGGTTCTCAAGTCAGCCATTGTTCTTCTCCTTCAGCGCCGGGTTCGGGCCACCTATACCACTCGGTCTGTGCCACTTGCTGGCAGCAACGAGACTGTTTTGCGTCACATGGCGCAAGTTCCGCCATGCGCCGCATTGATAGCACCACTCAATATGCCCGCCGCAAATAAGCCAACTGTTTCGCTCATGGCGGTGCCGTGGTTTGCTGATGGCTTCTGACTTGTCAGTCATGCGTTCTTCTCCTCCAGCGCCTGCTGGGCGGCTTCACGCAGTGTTGTCATTTCTTGCCCTTTAGTGTGATTTTGTTGCCGCAAAACCGGCAGAACTTACCGTTTGCGTTCGGCATCGGCGCAAGGGAAAAGCCAATCGCTTCGGGTGCTGCAACATACAACTCTTCCCCACATTCCGTTGCCCACAACGTGCCAAAACCATCCATTTCCTTGACCGTATAAGTGCAGCCCTGCTGCGCCAGTGCGGCGCGGATGGCGCGGGCGTAGTGCTTCAGGTCTCCCAGATCGCCGTTCTCGTAGTCGCTCACAAACTGCTGGGCGGCATCACGCAGTGTTGTCATGCCATCCCCTCCCAAGCAGCCGCCGCCAGGATGGTGGTGATGATCACGACGCACACGATCCAGAACCACATCGTGTCCTCCTCCGGGTCCTCGTCCTCCTGCCCGATGTCGGTGACGGCTTCCGCCGCCTCGGGATAGCGCCCCTGCTGGTCCGCACCTTTGGGGAGTCGACGCACTGTCGGCTCGGTGCCATCGGAAAACTCAGTGTCTTCGTATTTCACGATACCTCCTTGGGGGTGTGGAGTAGGTCCTCCTTCAGCCGCTTGTGAAACGTCTCTTC